TTTTTCATAGTAGTAGTAGTATTTGTAGTTTAGTTATAGACTTCGTCTCCGTTGTCTAAAAGAGCTTTGTTTCCAACAACTGCAACGACTGTTGCGATTTCTGTTCCTGTTTTACCGAAAGCAAAATGTTTAGTGTATTTTACTTTGTCGCCTTTAGTTAATTTTTGATTTGAAATTTTCATAGTAGTATTATGATTATTATTATGCACTTATTTTAGCAAAAGGCAAGGAATATTTTGCTTTTTTTGTGTTTTTTTTCGTTTTTTTTCGTTTTTATCCCCAAAATCCGCTTTTTTGCGGTATTTTTGGCTTTTTTCGAACTTTATTGACCGAATTTTCTGAATCTACCCGTCCTATGCCTATAAATTTAGCTAAAGCTCTAGCCATACACTCACAGTCGAAGTAGTGGTCACCTTTATGTCGTTTTTTCTTCTTAACAACTTTAATATGACCGCTTCGGTCAGTTTCTTTTGTCCAGTAAACTGCAAAAAGTTCATCGTAGTAATCTTTCGGAGTATCTTTGAATGTATAGAAGCCCTGCATCTTCATTCCACGAAGTTGAGCGATTTCCTGCTCCCATACTGTTTTATTTATATGTAGGTAAAGAAATTTGCCCTGACCTGCACGACCTTTTGTATTACCAGTGAAAGGGTCTTTCTGTTGGAGTCGATATGGTTCTGCCATATTCTTCCAACCACGACTACCGAACCAATGATTTCTTCTTTTGTAAACTTCTTCGTACACTTCCTGTGTTCTATCACCCGCACAGTCAATGATTGCTTTTGAGCAGTGAAACTGGGCAAACTTTTCGTCTAAATCTTTGAAGCCCGCCACGCTTCCATAATCTATGAGATATGATTTGTTATCTCTATCGAATCCTCGAACAATATATCTGAAGTGGTCAGTTTGAGTATCTACTGCTAACAATCTGTACTCACCTTGAAGGTTGCCACGCTCGTAGGGTTGCTCCAATTCGTGAGAATCATTCTGGTCTTGGAAGGCACTATCTTCTGACCAAGGTTCAGCCATATTTCCTTGTATAAATTTTCTGAGGCCATGCAATGTAGAACTTACTTGCAACCAACTAACCATTAGAGCAGAGAATGATACCGCAGGTGCATAAAGTGAATTTAGATGGTAACTCCTATGTCCGACTGGAGCTTGCGGGTTCATTGCTTCCCAGCTTCCGCCTTTTAGCATTTCTGGTTTATGTGCATCCAGAATCTTACCATCACATTTTTGGCAACGATAGTATGTAGTTGAAGCAACTTTGAGAAAGTCATAGCTCCCATCTTCCATTTTAGCATCTTCGTCAAAAGCTAAACTATATCTAGTCTTACCTTCTTTATCTTTCTGTCTCCAAGTTAGCTCTATGTTTTCCTTGCAATGAGGGCAGGGTACTAGGAATTTTCTCTGGTCACCTTGCAGGTATTCTTCCCATATGCCACCAGACATCTCTTTAGGAGTCGAGGTTTGTATTATCTTATATTCCCGCCTTCCCTTAATACGCTCGAGCGATGCTAGTCGTATGTCTGGGTCAATCTCATCAATCTCATCTAAAACTAGATATGCAACAGGTGCCGACTTAACATTGTTTTCACTTCCTGCTCCAGTAAAAGTTAAACAACAGGATAAAAATTCCTGTCGCATATTTGTTATCTTCTCTCTATCTATGTTGCCTGAATCTGCTGATACTGGACATTGCTCCCTTAATGGTTTGCAATCTTCCATAAATGGCAACCATCTGCCTCTGGAAAAGTTTCGAGCATTTTCTGCCGAAGGCATAATCCAAAGCGTATCTTTAGGAAACTCTGAAAGCAGGTAAGCCAGCCCAGAATATATGGTCGTAGTCTTACTTGATTGGCTTCCCCAGCACAAAGTAATTTTCTGCACCATCGGGTCAACCATAGATTCGAGCGGTTCTTTCCCGTAGGGAAAAATTTTTAAGTGACCCGGAAGTTCTGATATATTATCTCTGAGGTAACAATTATCGTATATCCACTCGACTATATTTTTTAACTTTCGGGGAGCAAAAAGATTACCAACACTATTATGTAACAACGAATCCATTTTTATCAGCAAACTTTTTCATATACTTTTTCTGGTCGATTGCAATAGCTTTTTCGTATGCTTTAGTCTTACCTTGTAAGGAGCGATAAAATTGCCTCATACCTCCAGCGTGACGATTCAATGTAGCTTGTACTGCATTGTATAGTTCGATTTCAAATTTATATTTTTCTCCTGACTGCTTTACACTAGAAGCCATTTTTAGTTCGCTTGATAATTTTACTTTGGAGGCAACTTTCAAAGATGCTCCGAAATTTTTCATACCTAGCAGTCTTAACATATGTAGCCAAGAAGCTTGAGAAAGACCTCTTATTGATTTATTGTATTTTGTTTTTGAATCATAATACGCTCTAGCATTCTTCATCACAGTTCTGATTTTTTGCCTTTCGCTAGATGATATTTTTCTTCTGCTGGCTTGCGGTCTTCTGTATATCGGTGGATTTGATGGTATGCTTGCTGGTGGAGTCTTAACTCCTTCCTTCATAAGCACCCAGTTGTATTTTGCTTTCTCTCCAGATGGCGATACCCATAGCCTTCCATTTGTTCCAAGATAATACTTAGCTCCGTTCCTGCTAGCAAAGGGTCTTCTCAATTTTTGTTTGAGTCTTTCCTTTTGTTTTCCCGCAGTCGTTTTCTTAGTTCTTCTAGCAGTAAGATGTATTACTTCTTTAGCAGTTTTCTGAACAACATCTTTGAACTCACCCGAAGTATAAAGAGATAACTCTTTCATCATTCGACTAAAATTCCTTGCATCAAAATCAAAAGCTTTAGCCATACTATTCGTCAGTTGTTAACTCGACATCTTCTTTTAGTATTGATTCTATTTCGGAATAAACCCTATCATCTAAACCATTTCGTATTGCTAGTTCAGCGACCGCAGGGTTTGCTGGATTTGCATTTGCTGATACTTGTCGAGGTAAGGCATCTAAAAGTCTTCTGAGTGGAGTAAGTAATTTTACTATTACTGTCGTTGCTTCGCTTTCTGGTATAAGGTTTTCCGCCTTCATCTTCAACTCTAGTTCACGAAGAGATGCTATCGCTGATTCCTTCCTTGCCTGCTCTTCAACTAATTTATGTCTTAGTTGCTCCATTGTAGCAGAAGAGCCATGTTTTGACTTCCTTCCCTTCTGAAGCATTTTGATATAATTCTGTATAGACTTCTTCGCAATATACCTTCCGTTGCCCTGTCTTATCATTACTCCATCTTTAGCGAGTTCAGATATACGCTGGGCAGATATTCCTAAAAAATCGACCAACTCAGCAGTACGAATGACTGCTTCGTCTGACAAGAAACTAATGTCAGTTTGCTCCTTACTTTTATCTAAGAAAGCTTGCTCTTGAGATGTTAGGCTTTTGCCTTCCTTGATTTTGTTAACGATATTCGCTAACTGCTTCTTCTCAATCTGGTCTATCAGTTTTTCGTCTATCATCCTCTAGCTTTTTTTAGTGCATTGAGTAAAGCACTTTTCTTTCTGCCAACATTTGAGTTATCCCTTAATCTGAGTTCAGCGTGACCAGTTGTTTTTCTAACATACATTGTGCAATACTGAGGAAAATCGGTAGCTATTTTTTTGATAGAATCATAAACATATTGTTCGGTTCTTATTTCCTGCAATCCACCTTCTTCTTTATAATAGTTTGATTTTACCGTGATGTCATCAAGTCTAACCAATACTCCATTTTTGATATATTGCCTTATTGAATATTCGTAGTCTTCTCCGTGATTTGTTTCTCTATTTAGAAAGTCATCATGTTCACAAACCACACCGAACATTGATGCTATAATGTAACATAGTTTGTGATAGTTTCTATGTTTCATAAAGTAAGGATTTGCTGAAGCGTAAATACCAAATGTTTTTGCACCTACCTTTTTGCAATCTTTGAATCCACGAAAGATTACTTCTTCTTCTAAGTCCACTACCTGTGCTAACTTGTCACCTAGTTTCTTCTGTACCTGCTCAATGTCATCATCAAACATCATCAAGTTAGTTCCTTCTGGGTAATACTTTTCTATAAAGTTTCTCTGTTTACCTATGGTCGGAACACCTTTTACTATTTCTATATCTTTGACATAATCCCATTTCGATAAAGCTTTCTTATACTTTTCGTATTCGTCTGGTTCTTCATCATTGACGAACACCTTTATCTTTTTCGGGTCGATATTATATCTGAATAAAACATTTAGAGTTTTATCTATAATAGTTCTTTCTCTTTTGTATGATGGTATAGCAATTTGGTAGTCCATTATTTTAGTTTTTCTAATTCTAGTTTTCTTGAGCGTAGCAGTTCTTCGGTAAGAGTTAAACATTTCCACATACCTTTCAAACTGTAATAAACTATTGAGAATCTGTAAGCATCTTCGTCAGTTGCTATCTCACTCATTGGCGAAACTCCATGTAGTAACTTCTGCCCATCAAACATAAACAAAGAATTATTCTTGAGTAAGAATCGTGTATCTATTTCTGGAACACATAGCCACCCGCCTTCCATATTCTTTCTAAGCACAAGCATACAGGAAAGCACATTCTGAAAGTTGCCTGAATCAAAGTGATAGTTGAGCGGGTTATTTTTATTGATGATTCCACTTGTAAAAAGTGAGTCTTGGATTTTCCATTCTTCCAAAACTTCCGAAAACATCTCCTTATGGTTTTCGTAAATATCTGGAGCTTGAGCAAAATACTGTTCGGATATTGAAGAGGCTAGACCTCGCAAGATTGCTTCGGTCTTAGGATGCTCCTTGTTCATACTGGTCTGATTGCAGAAAGACCTTTGTCTTCTTTCGAGTCTGGGCTGAAAGCCAAAAATCCTGCTGGTAGTCAATAGTCCGCCAGTTCGAGTTGTAGTCTGGTAGTTGACATTTTTTAACTCCTCAACCAGTTCGGTCGTATCTGAGTTGAGCATTCCGTAAATGCACACGAGTTCACCTTTTTCGTCAAAAATCTTACAGGGTTCAGTTACCGCATTTAAACAATCGTCAGTTGATGCCCTACGCTTAACATAGTTTTTGTAGTTTATCTCCTTTCGTCTGATATTCTTAATCTTCATCTTTGTAAGCTTTGAAGGCCAACTTATAAATTAGCTGGGAAGGTACTTCATTTTCCTTCTCGCAAGCATCTGTAATCAATGCTTTGAAAAGTTCAAAATCTTCGTTATCGTAAATTAGCTTGATAGTCTTAATGCTATCTTCATCTTGAATCTCAAACTCTTTCTCACCGCCAATCACCATATCCTCATCTATTGAGTTGAGGAATGTATTTATCATAGCTTCGTTATAACCTGTGTTACCAATATCTCCGCCTATTTCTGAGATTCGTTCAATTACTTCTGCCAAGATAAAATCATCCATTTCTGACATCGAGGTAATTTTATTGTCTGATACCATATCAGCGATTTCTTCTTCTTCGCTACTGTACTCTTGAATCTCTATCGGTACTTTGTCCCAACCATTGTATATGGCGGTTTCATATAAGAGTCTTCCTTTTGTAATCGTACTGGAGTCCCTGCTACTTACAACGATATTATTTCTCCAGCCATTATTCTCAATGATTTTACTAAGAATGATTATCTGGTCTTCGTTATGTATGTACGGACTTTCAGGGTGAACCTTTAGTTCATCGACATTGGCTTCTTTTGCATATTCGCAATATATTGGTATTTGGCTCATTGATGATTATTCTTAAGTAAGGTTAAAATTGTTGCACTTGTATTTCTGCAATTATAAATCTTTTGTAGCTGGTTCAAGATTATTTGGAGTTCCTCCGCTTCTTCGCTAGTGTAGTGTAAGATGATTGACTTTTGACCTGATGCTTCTTTCGGGTCTTCATCCACTTCCCTTTCGATTGTGAGTTCTTCTTCTTTGACCTCCAGATTTGCCACAATGGCTTCTACCTCACCTTCGGTGTAACCTGTCTCGAACTTGCCGACAGAGTCTTTTAGGATTTCATATAGCTTTTTATTATCTATGTCAGCTAACTCTGAGATTCTGTTATCTGCCACTAGGTCTTCAAGTTCTTCTTTCTCTGATTCGTACTGCTGAATATCTATTGGCACTTTAGGCATTCCTAAAAGCTTGGAAGCCATATACCTTCCGTGACCTTTGATGATTACTTTCTCTCCAGTCCTATCGCTAACGACTATCGGTCTTCTGAATCCATTGGCTTTTATTATCTTAGCCAGAATCTCGACCTGCTTCTCTGGATGGTAGTTTGGATTCTGCGGATGCTCGAAAAGCTCTGATGGCTCTACAAGCATAGTGTATTGGCATTTGATGATTTCGTTCATATTTTTTCTGTGAAGCTTTTCTAGATATGTTTATGTTTGATTTAAACCCGTAGAGATTTTGGATTCTATTCGTAAAAAAACGCTTTGTTATCCCCCTCTTCTCTCTCTTTCTATT